CAAATGTTAAGCGAAGGGATTTATCCTGAACATATGGTATATTTAAAATCTGCTGGTATCTGTGGACAGTCAGATTTAGTTGAGGTTGCTAATGGTCAAGTGCATATACTTGATTATAAGACAAATAAGAAAATTGAAACTGAATCTTATGTAAACTGGGAAGGATTGTCAAAGAAAATGACAGGTCCTGTTTCACATTTAGATGACTGTAACTTAAACCATTATAACTTGCAGTTGTCAATTTATATGTACATGATCTTGAAACATAATCCAAACTTAGTTGCTGGTAATGTTATCATACATCATATTACATTTGAAAACACTGGAGAAGATGATTATGGTTATCCTATAACTAAATTAGATGAGCAAGGAAATCCTATCATCAAAGAGATAGTTGCTTATGAACTACCTTATCTTAAAGAGGAAGTTCATAATATAATGGCATGGTATAAAGAAAATAAAGACACAATTAAAAAGAAATGATCATGAAAGACACAAAAACATTTTTAAAAGCAGAGTTTGTTTTAGAGAACATGTCACAAACTCATATTACTGGTAAAAGAGAAGGAGACTTAGCGTTTGTTCAAGGTTATTTTGTAAAAGAAGATGTATTACACTACAGATCATCTGTGGACATTGATAATAATATTGAACCTTACACGTATGTTCAAACTGAATCAGGCATTGACATGTGTGTAAACATGACTGTACATAAGTTCCATATGTTATTGAATGGGATTGAAGAAAAAGAAGCAGAATTATGATAAAATTATTTGACTTAAACAATGGGGTAGTGGTGCCAACTGAGCACTGCTATACCCTTAAACATTTAAAGGTGATTATTGACAAGTATCCTGAGAACTACATGGATATTTTTTTATATGTATTTTACATGACTTGTCCAAACCCAGAACTTAATCCATTTTTTGATATCAAAGAACATGACAGAGAAGAATCCATCCTTACGCAAATTAATGCTTCCTTTTCTGTGGAAGATGATGACATTATCAATGCTGTTACGCTCAGTGCAACATTATATCAAACGCCAACTTACAGAGCGTACATGGGAATAAAAGGTGTACTAGATAAATTAGCATCTTATATGGAGAAGACAAACATTACAGATGGTAGAGATGGAAATATTACTGCTATTGTTAATGCTGCTAAAAACTTTGAAGGAATTAGAATGTCTTTTAGAGGAGCATATAAGGATTTAATGGAGGAACAAAAGTCTACTGTAAGAGGTGGTCAAAACTTAGCATATGATCAATAAAATGAAACTATTTTATACCTTTCTGATACTCAGTATTTTATCGTGTGCACGTGGACTTAACTATAATGTTGGTAGAACCCACAATGCTGACATGGCAAATAGAACTAAAATTGTTAGGAAGCAGGACATTATTATGAAGGACAAAATGAACAAATCAAGAAAGAAAGCATCAAGAGTTGTGCAACCACATAGGCATGTACGTCATTCAAAAAGAAAATTTATATGAACACTATACAACTAGAATTTGTACACATTAGTGATGGAACTATTGCTTACATGCGTAGTCCTTATGTGCCAAACAGAAAAGATTTAATTGACTACAATGATAAGAAGTATGTAGTTCTGGATATTATATGGAAGTTTCCTATAACGGCTACAACAAGTATTCAACTAATAATTGATGAAGTATGTTCTTAACAATCCCAACATATGATCATAACTTAGGTGCGTGGTCTACAACAGAATTTGAAACAAGAGAAGAGTACGTGGCTTTCTTATGGTCCTGTTTTAAAGAACCAGGAGAGTATGAATTTGACGACTGTTCTTTGATGTTCAATGAGCAATCAAAGTTGTTTACAAAGAACAAAGTGTATTGTGTAGCACCATTTAGATCTAAAGATTATATCAAGTATTGGGATGATCAAAAGGAAAAATGCACCAAAGGTGCCATCTTTAAATACAATGGTAAGACGTGGTTTTTGACACGGTATTACTACATGTGGTTAAATTTCTTACCAATCTATAACAAAGAGATAAGCAAATTTGGCTTTGTAGATATCCGTGATGCTCAATATCATATGTCTTTATATGAGGAACTTGCAAAGTATAGTTTTAAACATGCTGCAATATTAAAGAAAAGACAGATTGCTTCGTCATACTTTCATGGAGCTATCCTCATAGGAAACTACTGGTTTGATGAAGGATCCGTTAATAAGATAGCAGGTTCTTTAAAGGATTACATAGGCGAAAAAGGAACCTGGCGGTTCCTTGAGGAGTATCGTAACTTCCTCAATGTTAACACTGCTTGGTATAGACCATCTAATCCTGATAAAGTTTTAAACTGGGAACAAAAGATTGAAGTAAATGAAGGAGGTAGAAAACGTGATAAAGGTTTAAAGTCTACCATCATGGGTCTTGTATTAGAAAAAGATCCAACGAATGGTGTAGGGGGTCCATGTACATTCTTCTTTCATGAGGAAGCAGGGATTGCTCCAAAGATGAATGAAACAGTAGAGTACTTATTACCTGCTATGAAATCAGGTATGATTTATACAGGTATGTTTGTTGTTGCTGGATCAGTGGGTAACTTAGAACAATGTGATCCATTAAAGAAAATGGTTCTTAATCCTGACAGTAAAGATGTGTTGGCTGTGCCAACAAAGTTGCTAAATGCTGAAGGAGAACATGCTGAGTGTGGTTTATTTATTCCAGAACAATGGTCAATGCAACCTTGCATAGATGATTTTGGAAATTCATTAGTAGAAGAAGCTTTAAAGATGATCTTTGAAGAAAGAGAACTTTGGAAAAAATCTCTTGACCCAGAGGATTATCAACTACGTATTTCACAAAAGCCAACTAACATAGAAGAAGCATTTGCTTCAAGAAAAGATTCTAAGTTTCCAGCATATCTTGTCACACAACAGATACGAAGAATTGAAGATAAAGAATACTTTAGAGAGTTTGTTGAACTAGAAAGAAATGCTGAAGGTAAAATTGAGTTTAAACCTTCATCAAGAATTCCTATATCTGAATTTCCAATATCCCCTAAGACGAAGGAAAAAGAAGGAGTGGTAGTAATTTATGAAAGACCACATGCAAATCCAACACACGGCATGTATTACGCCTCTATTGACCCTGTAGCAGAAGGAAAAACAACAACATCAGATTCTTTGTGTAGTATATTTGTGTATAAGACTTCTCAAGAGGTAACAAGACATAAAGAAGATGGTTCAATTGAACAACATATTGAACGCGATGGTTTAGTTGCAGCATGGTGTGGTAGGTTTGACGATTTAACAAAAACGCATGAGCGTTTGGAAATGATCATTGAAGCATACAACGCTTGGACTATTGTTGAGAACAACGTTAGTTTGTTTATCCAACACATGATTCAAAGAAGAAAGCAAAAGTACCTTGTACCTAAAACGCAAATTCTGTTCTTAAAAGAACTACAAAGTAACGCAAATGTTTTTCAAGAATATGGTTGGAAGAATACAGGAACATTGTTTAAGGGAAACTTAATATCATATGGTGTACAGTTTATTGTAGAAGAGATTGATACTGAGAGTACTCCAGATGGAACTATTACAAAAGTAAGACACGGTGTTGAGAGAATACCTGATATAATGTTACTAAAAGAAATGCTTGCCTACAGAGATGGACTTAACGTGGATAGACTTGTAGCATTTTGTTCTTTGGTTGCCTTTGCAAAGGTTCAAGAATCAAACAGAGGATATACTAAACGTGTTGAACGAGAAGAAAGTATTAACTTGCAAAAACCAAATAAAAATGGTAACTTATTCATGAATCCATTTCGTCATATTGGAACCACTAATAGTAACTCAAAGTTAGGCAGTGGGCAACAAAGAAACAGAAGTGCATTTAAAAACATGAGATAAAAAAGAAACATATGAAAGTATATAATGCAATGCAGTTAAAGAATGGGGCAAAGTCTGAGTACCATAGAATGGGTACATTGACACAACCTATTCAGTTTTTACCTAAGGTAGAAAAAGATGAACTCTGGGCAGCTTGGAATATTGATTGGTTTGAAATGCAAGGTCTTAAACAATTAAGACGCAATGCAAGACGTTTGTTAAAAAATTACAAACTTGCAAATGGTATTATTGATAAGACAGACTACATTGTTGAAGAAGATAATGAGGTTGCAGACATGATTGATATATTGACACAAGAAGATGAATCAGCATTTGATTTAAAATTCTTTCCAATTATACCAAATGTAATCAACGTGTTATGTGGTGAGTTTGCCAAAAGAAATGACAAGATTACATACAGAGCAGTTGATGATCTTTCTTACAATGAAATGATTGATGAGAAAAGAAAGATGATTGAACAAAATCTTGTTGCAAGAGGAGAACAGCTCATGCAAAAAAAGATTGAAGAAATGGGTATTGATACTGAATCTGAAGAAGGTGCTCAACAAGCACAACAAATGATGTCTCCAGAGAGTATTAAAACTTTACCAGAGATTGAACAATTCTTTAAAAAAGATTATAGATCAATGGTTGAACAATGGGCTTCTCATCAACATGAAGTAGATGTTGAGAAGTTTCAAATGAAAGAAATGGAAAACATGGCATTCAGAGATATGCTTATCACTGATAGAGAGTTTTGGCATTTTAAAATGAATGAAACAGACTATGAAATTGAATTATGGAATCCTTTGTTAACATTCTATCACAAATCTCCTGATGCACGTTATGTATCACAATCAAACTATGCTGGTAAGATTGATATGATGACGTTAGCTGACGTTGTAGATAAATATGGATGGATGATGGATGATGATCAGTTAAGGTCTTTAGAAGCAATCTATCCTGTAAAATCTGCAGGTTATATTTTACCTGGTTTACAAAATGATGGTTCTTTTTATGATGCAACCAAATCACATGAGTGGAATACACAAGGACCATCTCTAGGAATGAGACAAATGTTATCTTTCAATGATACATTTGGTTTGGGAATGGGTGGTACTAGTCATGATGTTATTGCAGAAATACTACATGAATCTGAAGATATGCAAGAGTTTGGTGATACAACTTTATTGCGTGTCTCAACTGTTTATTGGAAATCTCAAAAAATGTTAGGTCACTTAACAAAAATTCTTGAGACTGGTGAAATGATAGATACTATTGTTGATGAATCATACAAGGTTACTGAAAAACCTATTTATGATACGTCTGTTATAAAAAACAAAACACGTGAAACAGTTGTATTTGGTGAACATATAGATTGGATCTGGATTAATGAAGTTTGGGGTGGTACTAAGATTGGTCCTAATAGACCAGCTTTTTATGGTAACGCAGACAACTTTGGTTTGAACCCTATTTATCTAAACGCAAAACCTGTTAAGTTTCAATTTAAAGGAGACTTCACATTATATGGCTGTAAGTTACCTGTAGAAGGAGCAATCTTTTCTGATCGTAACAGTAAGTCAAGATCAATGGTTGATAGAATGAAACCTTACCAAATTGGTTACAACCTGGTTAACAACCAGATAGCTGATATTCTTATTGATGAATTAGGTACTGTAATTATGTTAGATCAGAATGCTTTACCAAGACACTCAATGGGAGAAGATTGGGGACACAACAATTTCCAGAAAGCATACGTTGCAATGAAGGATTTCCAAATGTTACCACTTGATACAACTATCACTAACACAGAAAGTGCAACAAACTTTAATCACTATCAAGTATTGAACTTGCAACAAACAGAAAGATTGATGTCACGTATTCAGTTAGCTGGTTACTTTAAACAACAATGTTTTGATTCTATTGGTCTTACACCTCAACGTATGGGTGCAACAAATGCACAAGAAACCGCAACAGGTGTAGAGCAGGCAATTAACATGAGTTACAGTCAAACAGAAACGTATTTCATACAGCATTCTGAATACTTAATGCCAAGAATCCATCAGATGAGAACAGACTTAGCTCAGTTCTATAACTCTACTACCCCTAGTCTAAGATTGCAGTATACTACAACGATGGATGAACAGGTAAACTTTGAGATGAATGGCACAGATCTTTTGGCTAGAGATTTAAACATATATATTTCTACCAAAGTAAATCAACGTCAGTTAATGGATCAGATAAGACAACTTGCTTTATCTAACAACACTGCTGGGGCATCTATCTACGATCTAGGAAACATAATGAAAGCAGATTCATTAGCTGAGATAACTCACGTAATGAAATCAATGGAGCAGAAAACTGATGCTATAAGACGTGAACAAACAGATGCTCAATCTGAACAAGTTAAAATGCAACAACAAGCTGAGACTGAAAGACAAGATGCTAAACTTAAATTTGAAGCTGAGCAAAATGCAATGAATAGAGATACTGAAGTTCAAGTTGCTGAAATTCGTGCTGCTGTTAACACAGGACAAACAGATACAAATGAAAATCAACAATCTGATTATATTGACACTCTTGAATACTTAGATAAAAAGAACGCAACTGATAGAGACCATGCTTTTAAAAGAGAACAATCTTTAGGACAACAAATCAATACTGAAAAAGATAGAGCGTTAAAAGAAAGAGAACTTCAAACAAGAGAGAGAATTGCTAACAAACAATTGCAAGTTGCAGCAAGAAATAAGAATAAATATGACAAGTAAACAACGATAGCGTTATAATGCAGATTCTTTTGTAAAATAGTTTCTGCATTTATAAACCTTTCAAGTTTATTTTGTAGTTTATATATGAAGACAAACACAAACCAACAACAAACAAAATGGAATTAGAAGAAGACAAAAACAAAGCAACTATGGAACTGGATAACATTGATGATTTCCTTCCATTACCAGGTGCTGATAGTGTTGTCACATCTGATGAAGAACCAAAACCAAACTTGTTCACTAATAAACAAACAAGTGCAGATTTAGCTTTCTTAGATGAAGATGACGATGAACCAGCTCCAGGGAGCAAAGCAGATACTGACAATGTTCTAAATGAACTTGATGAAGAGTTATCTAAAGGTTCAGATGATGATGATCAAAAAAAGTCAACTGGTCGTAAAAGAACAGATAAAAATGGCTTGGTAGAGTTTTTGAAAAAACGTATTGAGTCAGAAGAAATGTTTACATTTGATGACTTTGATGACTCAAAAGAAAGTCTTGATGAATACTTAGGCAAATTATCAGACAAAGACATTGATGAACTTTGGAAAGAAAATGTTAAAGCTTTAAAAGATGATGTAGCTGCAAAGACTCCAAAAGAATTCTTCAACGCTTTACCAGAAGAAATGCAAAAAGCTGCAAAGTATATTGCTGATGGTGGTAAAGATTTAAAAGGATTGTTTAGAAGTTTAGCTCAAGTACAAGAATACAAAGATTTGAATCCTTCAGATGAAGGAGATCAAGAGTTGATTGTAAGACAATACTTATATGCAACACAATTTGGTGAAGGTGATAGAGAATTGATTGAAGAACAAATACAAGAGTGGTATGAAAATGGCACAATTGCAAAAAGAGCTAATCAGTTTAAACCTAAACTAGATAACATGCAAGAACAAATTCTTGAACAAAAACTTGCTCAGCAAGAAGACTTCAAGAAACAACAAGCTGCAAAAAAAGATGAGTATATGGAAAACATATATAACACTTTAAAACCAGCTGAATTAAATGGTATCAAGATAGATGGTAAACGTCAAAAGTTCTTATGGGATGAATTGACAAATGCTAAATATGAGTCTTTAAAAGGTACTCCTACAAACTTATTAGGAAAACTGTTAGAAGATTATCAATTTGGAAAAGCACCAAGATATGATTTGATATCAGAAACACTTTGGTTACTTTCTGATCCTGAAGATTACAAGGAACATATTAGAAAGCAAGCAAAAAATGAAGCAGTTCAAGACACTGTTAAAAAACTTAAAACGGAACAAGCTCATAAGATTTCATCTAACTTTACTGATGATGATGATGAGAAAGCTCCAAAAAGAAAAATAAGTAAGCCTTCTAACATTTTTGCTAGAAGATAACATAGTACACAAAAACAAATATAATAATAACTCTTAAATTTTAAACATGAGTACACCTGTAATGAACAATGGATTGTTCTTGAGAGACACGAACTATAAAGTTAGCTCTCACTTGGATTCTTACCACTTGGTGAACATGCTAAAATCTGCTGAACCTATGGATTTAGGACCAGTTGATTTGTGGGCAATGACACAAAAAGTAGAAATGCCTTTATACCAAATGGCTTCTTTTGGTGGTAAAAACACAATTATGGTAGACACTCCTCGTGGAGAGTACAAATGGCAAACACCAATTGTACAAGATTTACCTTACATCACTGAAAACGTTGAACCTGCTAACGCTAAGTTAGGACAAGATGGTACAACTTTCAAAATCAAAGTTAACAAACGTGCGTTTGGACATGGTGACATCGTTACTTATGACAAATACAAAGGTTTGGAGATGTACGTTACTGCTGATGACATTCTTCCTTCTGGAGATGGTTACATCTATACAGTACAGTTAGTGAACAACAACAACACTGCTTATTTAGATGCAGTTAAGTATTTGAAACCAGGGACTAAGTTCTTCAGAAAAGGTTCTGCCCGTGGTGAATATGGAGAGAAATTCTCTGACATCGGTGAATTAACAAATGGCTTTAGAGAGTACTACAACTTTGTTGGTGGTGCTGAAGCTCACGTTCACTATTCAGTTTCTTCTCGTGCTGAGTTAATGTTGAAAGGTGGTATTAACCAAGATGGTACAGTTCCTGTAACTGAGATCTGGAGATCATTTGATAAAAACATTGACCCTTCTTTGACAAACATCGATGCTATGGTGAAAACTATGGGTAAAGATTACATCAAAAAAGCATATGACAATGGTAACTTAACTCGTTCTTTCTTAACTAAGTTAGAGTCTGCTCACTTATCAAAAATTGCAAATGACATTGAGACTTACTTAATGTGGGGTCAAGGTGGTAGAATCAAACAAGATGGTCCAGATGATATGAGATTATCTGTAGGTTTATGGGGTCAATTAGATAACTCTTTCAAACGTATCTACAACAAATCTTCTTTCTCTTTGGAGTTATTCCGTTCTGAGATTTTCAACTTCTACAATGGTAAAGTTGAGTTTAAAGGTCCAGATCCATCTCGTCAAATCATTGTTCAAACTGGTATGGCTGGTATGAAAATGATCAATGAGGCTATCAAAAAAGAAGCATTTAACACTGCAGGTTCTGGAACACAGTTATACGCAAGTATGGACAAATCTGGTATGAATGCTATCTCTGGTAACAACGCAATGGATTTGAACTTTGGATTTGCATTTACTTCTTACACAATTCCTTTCTTAGCGAATGTGAAATTTGTGTTGAACTCTGCATTTGACAACGTACATACAAATGACATTGAAAACCCAATCATAGATGGTTTCCCATTGTCTTCTTACAACTTCATCGTTTTTGATATCACTGATAACACTAATGACAACATTTACTTGTTGAAATTAAAATGGGACAATGAATTGAAATGGTTCTACCAAAATGGAACAATGGATTACATGGGTCGCTCTCAAGGTTTTGCATCATCTGGTAACTTCAATGGATACCGTGTAATGATGTCTCAAACTATGCCAGCTATCTGGGTTAAAGATCCAACTAAGGTTCTTAAAATTGTTATGAGAAACCCTATCACTGGTGGTTCTTTCTAACAACTGAATTATGAAGAGGGAGGCAACCCCCTCTTCTTTTTTTCTTAAACTCCACACCTCAAACATATCTAGCAATAGATCGCCAGGGATAAAATCCTGGTACTTCTAAGTAACAACAACCTTTAAGTGGTTTAGAAGATAAGTAGCAGTAATGTGAAACTAATGTTGTAAATTTGCATAAACCAACAAAAAAACAAAAAGATGAGTACAATTATTGAAAAGCACCAAGCCTTTAAAAAGAACAGTGCATTAGCAATCAGACCTTTTATCAATGATGAAATTGATAACATGGGTTTAGAAAAATATAACATGGTTTTATTTGAATCAGTTTTTCATGAAGAACCATTAATGTGTTTAGAATACAATGGTATCAAACGCTATGTAACAGGTTTAAATGAGTTTGCTCCAGAAGTAAAAAATTTACCTGATGAGGAAAAAGAAGCTGCAATAAAAGAAATAAGAACTATTGTTGCTTCATTAGAAAGAGACTTAGCATCAAACGTTGTTAAGATTGATGATGAAAACTTTTGGGATAAGGTAAAACTTTTAAACCCATCAAACGATGAGTTCTGGGACAAGATTGTAATGAGATTTGGAAATGAACCTGTGTTCTTAGATCCAGTGAATGATCCTTATGATTTGATCAAATTAAAAGCTATAGAAGCAGGAGGTTTTTCATTGGTGTTTAAATCTTTGAATGATGCAAGAGCTAATGGTGGACAAGGAACAGGAGCTAAGTTTTACTTAGATAAATTTGAAGAAACTGCTTCTATCAAAACTGAAGTTAAAAAATTACGTAACAAAGCTGCTGCTGAATTACAAAAATTATTTGATAAAAACTTTAACAAGTTATTCTTAGTTGCTAAAGTTATAGATGCAAACTCTTCTCAATACAAAAAATCTACACCATTAGATATTATTTATGGTAACATGGATGCATACATCAATGGTGAAACAGTTGAAAAAGACAAAAAGAAAACTGCACAAAGATTCTTGGATATTGCTGCTTTAGATATGGAAACATTGAAATTGAGAGCAATTGTTAAAGATGCTAACTTATACAAACTGATTGCTGTAAGAGGTGATGGTTATATTTACCATATGAAATCTTCTGCAATGTTAGGTAAAAACTCATCTGATGTAGTTGAGTATTTGAAAAACCCATTGAACGAGGATGTTTTAATGGATGTAACAAAAGGAACTGAACAATACTGGAATAGCTAATGGATAATAATACGTTACAAATCAAGGTAAGAGAAAGGTTAAACAAGTTAGCTTCTCAAGATTATGACAACATTGAGTGTTGGCATATTGCAGAAGCGTTTAACAAAGCTCAATTGGAATGGGTTAGGCGTCAAATACATGTTGGTGCTGGACATACTACTTCTGATGAATCTAGTAAGATGCAAATCGATGACATTCAGCCTTTGATTGTTCCTAACACTATGACTATAACGGCAATGGACTCCTATTATGAAACAGGGTTATTACCTGCAAATTATTTATATTTTAAAAGAATATCTGTCAAAGCTTTGTCAAACTGTTGTCCTCCAAGGAGGATGATAGTTTACCAGGCTACTGTAGCTGATGTAGATAATCTTTTAGAAGATGTTCATAAAAGTCCAAGTATAGAATGGGGTGAAACTTTTTTTACACTGCAAAGTAACAGAATTAGAATCTATACAAACAATAAGTTTGCTATTGAACCACCAGTTTTATATTACTATAGAAAACCAAGATATGTTTCATTTTTAGGTTGTGCTAGTCTTGCAGACGGTACACCTTCTCCAGATGTAACATGTGAATTTAAAGATGATATTGCTGAGTTAATCATAGATTCTACTGTTGCTATTATAGCAGGTGATTTAGAACTCTTTAATCAATATCAAAGAAACAAAGGTAACGCACAAGAAAACGATTAACTATGGACATGGATTTCAGTGGTCAATACAGACTAAAAAGAAGAACGTTCTCACCTGCAGGTTCTGTAGAAAGAGAAGAAAGAGATGAACCACTTGAGGTATGTGTTGCTGAAGTGGTATCATGTTTAATGAATGCTGCTACATCTTTTCACAAACTTCACTTAAGAGTTTCTGGTCAAGGTGCTTATGCTGCACATAAAGCATTGAATGAATTATATGACGCTTTACCTGGACATGCTGATGATTTAGCAGAAAGTTTTCAAGGAAGAGCAGAAAAACTATTGGTTTACGAAGAAAATCCTCCAAAAGTTTTGAATTCTGTTGAGGAAGCGTTATCTTATTTAAGAGAGTTAGATATGGAAATTTGTGAACTACAGTCAAAGATGCCTTACAGCGAGATAGTCAATGACTTAGATACAGCAAAAAGCACATTAAACTCAAGCAAATACAAACTATTATTTTTAAAATAAACACTTTTTTTATTAACCCTTAATTTTTATCTTATGAGTTATTTTCCACATGCATTTGAAAAGATGCTGGTTGCTACGGCAGCAACAACACCATTCCGTGTAGGTAATGGTACATTAAACACTTTAGATTTGACAGCTGGTCAAATTGGAGTTGTTGATGCAAAAACAAATTTGTTGTTAAATACAACAGGTACACCTACTTACGCTGCTACACCAATGGTGTATTTAGCACAAGGTTCTTTTAGAGTATCTGATAAACTTGGTTCATCTTTACATGGTGGATATCAAGAAACAGTAAAATCAAAAGGTATCAATCCTAAGTATGTAAGTAAGTTTTACAAAACTTTACCTGCATTACCAGTACAAAACATTATCAAAGTTAACAATCCTGGATGTGCATTAAAATGTAACACAACATACAGATTGCGTTTAGATGTAAAAGGTTCTCCTGCATTACGTTTCTTAACACATAACTTGTACAGAACTTTAGATGCTACAACTGGATGTTGTGCAACTGGAAATCCTGACGTTGATGCTAACATTGTATTGTTACAATGGAAAGATCAAATCAATGACTATCCTTTAGTACAAGATTTTGTTAAAGCAATCGTTTGGAACAAATTGATTACTGTTGCTACAGGTACAGCTACTGCTGCTGCTGCATTAACAATGTCTGACAGAACAGGTATCAAAGCTGGTCAAAGAGTAACTTTTACTCCTTCAACTGCTTCATCTGCAACTGTTTCTAACATTACTGGATTTACTTTTACAGTTGGTACTGCTACTAATACTGTATTCTCTGTAGGTCAAGTACTTACTGGAACAGGTGTTTCTGCAGGAACAAAAATTGTTGAATTGTTAACTGGTAACGGTGGTACAGGTTCTACATTTAGAGTTGATAAATACAGTGCAACTGGTTCTCAAACTATTGCGTCTGCTACTGCTCTTACACTTTTTGTTGCTTCAACTTATGTTGCTGCTACTGGTGCTGGTGCTGTTGCGTTAGTTGCTGCTAAACTTCCATGGGAAGCTAGTACAACTGCTACTGCAAATATTACTACAACTATCATCACTCCTGTTTTCAATGAAAACATTATCAGTGATTACTACGATTCAACTGGTGCTCTTATTACTGGATACGTTCCTGTTACAGGTGCATCTATTGCAAACGTTGTTTCTTACTTAGAATTAATTGGAGCATATACTGCAACTGAATTCTTAGATTGTTCTTTCTCTCCAAGAGATCACGTTGAATTACAACCAATTCAAATCTATGCATCTATTGTTGATGATTCAGGATTAGCTTGTAGTGCATCTTGTTTTGCTGTTTCTGAAACACAACAAACATTCCAAGGTAAAGGATTCCGTGAGCCATTAGTTAGAGAGTTAATCTTAGCTAAACGTTACATGCAAGAAGACTGGAAAGAAGATGTACGTTTACGTGAAGTTTTAGGTGATACATCTTTAGCAGAACTTGAAAAAGGTGCTAAATTTGTTGTGTATCACATCTTACATAGTGTACCACGTAAATCTAACCCATCTGGTTTATTTGACAATGATCAATACTTGATCAAAGTTGTAGCTAAAGCTGAAGACACTGTCTTTGAAACATACTTGAACACATTGTTATTAAGTTCTGGTAACAACGTTCAGTTAGAAGTTTTAGCATAATCTAACACACTATAAAAATTAGGGAGAGCATTAGTTCTCCCTTTTTTTGTTTATGTGACTTTTTATTACTAAATTCTTATTGTAGAACTTACTTATTTGACTTATGGCAACAAGACACGAATTAGCATTAGATGTGATAGAAACATCATGTGAAAACATACTAAACATTAGAGACCAATCTATTTATGCATTGGGTCTTAGTGTAGATTGCCCACGTTTAGATGTGTGGGTTCCAGGTTTTGCACAACCAAATTACTTTGATACACCTACAACAGGTCTTTTACCAAACTTTGATTTGAGACTTACACCTGCTCAATTATGTGCACCAGGTTTACCAGTAGGTGCAACAAGTACATTACCTGATGGTATTTATACTATAAGATATAGCGTATCTCCAAATAATTTAGCATTTGTTGAGTACTATCATTTAAGAACTACTAAGTTAACAAATGCATACTATAAAGAATTATGCAAGTTAAGATTAGAACCTTGTGAACCAACAGCAGAGATAAAACAAAAATTAAATGATTTGCGTTATATCAAGATGTTGATTGATGGTGCTAAAGCAAAAACAGAATACTGTCATGCTCCAAAACAAGGAAAAGAAATGTATGATTTTGCTGCAAAGCAATTACATAAATATCAAAATGGATGTTGTTTAACATGCCATTAATATAAACACTTTAAAACCAACAAGTTATGTTTTGTCCAAATTGTCAAAGAAGTTTAGGATGTGGTTGTCAGAAACGTGTTGCATCTGATGGTGCACAAGTTTGTCAACATTGTATCAGTGATTATGAAATAAAAATTGCAAATCTTAAACACATACCTAAAACTAAACTCAACTAATATGTCAGCAAAATCCACAATCAATAAACTTTTTTCTGAAGCAATTTTTGCTGATTATCAAACTAAACGTTTTGGTTTGAAAAATTGTAATAACAAGGTTGATGTAGATCTTGCATATGACTTGTTAAATTTGTACAATGTAACAAACAGTTTAGTTGATTGTAATCCTGAAGAACAACTTGCTTGTTGTCCACTTTGTGTTATTGAAGAACGTATAAATACTTTATAATGGAACCATTAGATAATAGTTTAAAACTAGGAAAGACTGCATGCACATATCAGTCTACGCAATGTGTAATCTGGGAAGGTCCAGATTTGCCTTGTATAAACTTGTGTAAAGGTGATTCAATACAAGATGTTGTCTATAAACTAGCAGAGAAAGTTTGTTTAATGGCTGAAGCAATACAGATTGATGCTACTACTATTAACTTTTCTTGCATTAGAGAAGGTGATACTACTACACCAGATAATTTAAAAGAAACAATACAAGCACTTATTTATAAAGCATGTGAATCAACTTCAACAAATGGTGGTTCAAGTGGTGAATTACCAAATATCACATTACCAAGTTGTTTATGGTATCCTAATATTGATGGTGATCTTGTATCTATTGCACCATTAGATGAAGCAGTTTCTATTCTTGCTGGTGATTTTTGTCAATTAGTTACAACTGTAACTGGTTTACAATCTCAAATAAATGTATTAGATCAAAGAGTTGATGCATTAGAACTTGCTGGTTCAGGATCTGGAGGTGGTGGTACTGTTGTAACAACACCAATAACAATCAGTCCTACTTGCGTTTCTGGAACACCTGGTGTTGCTACACCTATTGCTACAGCATTTGAAGCATTGGAAAATAGTTATTGTAACTTTAAATCTTTATTAGGAACGCCAACACAGATAAATACTGCTGTTGCTTCTCAATGTTTTGGATTAAATGGTTTAGATCAGTTGTTTAACAATGTTGATCAAATGAATGAACTGACTAATTGGTCTAGTTCTCCTGCTACAATGGCTCAATCTTTAACAAATGCATGGTTGACAATTTGTGACATGAGAGCAAAACTTGTTAATTATTTAGCTAGTCATGAAGGTACTTGTGTACTTATTCCATCAAAGACTTTAACTATAACGTCAATAACAGCAAATACTGCAATAATATCATGGACACATCATGGTTTAGCAGCTTTTGATAAACCTTTGAGCGTTATAGTAACTGTTTACAATTATGATCCAATTACTGGTTCTTCAACTGGTTCAGCAATTGCTGGTTTAGGTGGAATTTATCCTGGACCAACACCTCCTGCTTCTCCTGGAACATTATCTACTTCTTTAAATACTGCAGGTTTAGATTACACAAAAGATTATGTTGTAAAAATTGCATCAACATATGATTGTGGTACATCTGAGACAGTTCAAGTTGTTGGTAAGTTAAGAGCATGTCCAATAAACTTTAAATTAAAAGTTGTATCATCAAATCCTGTTAATACAACATTAGTAACTGGTCCTTGTGCAAGTATTTTATCACCAGCAACATTGACTAATAGAACTATTACTGTAACTTTAACTGATACTGCAGGTTCTACTGTTACAAACAACAAACCCACAGCTATAACAGCTATATTAAAACTTACTGTAACTGATTGTAATATTGCCAATGATGTATATGAGTATACAACAATTACAATACCAGTTGGTGCAACAAGTTGGACAGGTACATATGGCTCTTCAGTTCCACATGTTTGTGCATCAACAGGAAATTGTTCTCCAATTTTAAAAGGAAATTCTCTTGCTAGAATTGCTTTAGAAACAATATCTTACTGTGATGTAATAAATGGACCAATTACTTACTTATAAAACATTAATTTATGTATCCAAATTTTGATTGTAGATCTTGTGCTGATTGTACACCAACTCAAACAGTTGTTACACCAGTAAATTGTGCTGGTGGCACACCTTGTTTAGATTTTGTAGGCACAACTTGTGTTGCATATCAAGGTCCAACTTTTGCATGTGGTGCAATAACAATTGCAACAGGTGAAATACTTACAAGTGTTTTAACAAAAGTATTAAGTGCTTTATGTGCTGGTGGTTTTACAGGAGCTACTGGTCCTACTGGTCCTACGGGTCCTCCTGGACCAAGTATAACAGGTCCTACTGGACCTTCTGGTACAAATGGTGTAACACCAAGTATAACAATTGCTAATACAATTAATGGTGCTCCTGGTTCAAATGCCTTAGTAGCTCTTGCTTTTGGTAGTACATTGACAAATGTTCTTTTAGATGTAACAATACCTAGAGGTAATCCTGGTACAAATGGTACAAATGGTGTTGGTATAGGAAGTGTAGTTGTCAATGGTTCAGGAGAATTAGTTATAACTAAGACAGATGGAACAACTATAAATGCTGGAAGTGTACTTGGTCCTCAAGGAACACCAGGTACTAATGGTACAGACGGAATAGATGGAAGAGCTGGTGCAAATAGTTTATATTATGTAAATGGTATTTTGACATCTGGTATTTTAGGAAGAGGTAGACTTGAAATAAATTCTCAAACACTTTCTGCAGTAACGCAAATAAAAATTAGTGACACCTCAATGCAACAAGGTTCACCAACGTTAAATCCTCTTGGTCAAGCTTTATCATGGGTAAGTGTACCTGGTATAAATGATTATTTACAAATATATGATACAACAGATCCAAGTATCTTTGGAATTTATAAAATTACTGCAAAATTAGCAGAACCTGTTAATCATGGCATAAAGTTTACAGTTATACCAATAACAACAAATGGTACCTCTGCCATCAGTTATGAGTTTGCTACTTCGTTTCTTTTAATGGGTAAAGATGGATTAGCTGGTACTCCTGGTGTAAATGGTTCATATGTATCTGGTACTGTCATAAATAATGCTGGTGATTTAATTGTAACACTTTCTGATTCAACAGTTTATAATGCAGGAAGTGTGTTATTTGACTTTGGTTCAGGAACTTTAAACACTGTTGCAAAATGGACACCAGATGGTTTTCATTTAGGTGATAGTTTAACAAGAGATGATGGTACTGCCATTGCAGCAGGTATTGCAGTTTTATCAGCATTCAATTTTTACAAAGTAGAGACTGATGATCATATTGGAGCAGGATGGTTTAGAACAAGTGCTATAGATTCTACACCAGGAAGATCTAGTGTAGGTTTAAAAGGAATAGCATATGGTCCTGGTACAGTAAATGCAAATATTGGAATAACTGGTTATGCGTCAAATAATACACTTTTAAATATTGGTGCTCAAGGTATTGTCGATTTTGTATCAACAACATCAACAAATATTGGTGCTGAGTTTCAAGCACTTAATGGTTTAAACAATTATCCTTTAAGACTTGTAGCACCATCAAATGATGCTGAAACAAAATTCTTTGTTTCTAAAACGGCTGATGGAAGTGGTGATTGGGGAACAATTAATGAATATTCAGAAACAACACTAGATAAAGATAATGATTATTTAATGTTTTATGATGCCTCAACAACATTACATGCAAAAGTGTTAGTAAATAGTTTAATTACGTTAGCTAATGAAAACTTACAAAAGGTGATAACTACTGATTATACATTAACTGACCTTGATAATAATTACACAATTTTTGTTAATAATGCTTCAACAGCTGTAACAATAACTATAGGAGCAGTAACTTTAACAGGTTTTAGTGTAGGTTTTATACAAGAAGGTACAGCAGATGTAACTTTTTCAGGTTCTGGTTTAATAAATCCAGTTGGTCTTAAACTTAAAGGATATGGTTATCAATCATTTATTGAAAGAAAACTTGCTACTTCTACATACTATTTACTAGGTAATACAAAAGTATAAGTTATATGAAAAATTTTAAAAAAGATATATTTCGTACAGCATCTGATTTTTGTGAAGAATGTACAGACGGCATTGTGCAAATTGGAACACAATGGTGGTCAAAATGTAACTTAAAAGTTACAACATATAAAAATGGAGATGTGATTCCTGAAGTATCAGATCAATCTACATGGGCAACACTTACTACAGGAGCATGGTGTCATTATAATAATAATCCATTGTATGATGCCATTTATGGCAAACTATATAATTGGCATGCTGTCAATGACCCACGAGGTTTAGCCCCAAATGGTTATCATATTCCATCAGATGCTGAATGGACTATATTAACAGACTATTTAGGAGGATTATCTATAGCAGGAGGAAAGTTAAAAGAACCAGGCTTTTGTCATTGGAATGCACCTAATAATGATGCCACAAATAGTTCATTATTTACAGCTCTCCCAGGTGGATATCGAACCAACTCTGGAAGTTCTATCCTCATTGGTAATATTGGTAACTGGTGGAGTTCTACGGAGAGTGCTGCAACTACTGCTTGGTACCGCAACCTAAACACTAATTATGGGTATGCAAATAGAGCTACTACTAATAAGTTACTTGGAATATCTGTTAGAGTTGTAAAAGATGAGTGTTTAGATTGTACACCACATAATGTAACAATTGGTACTCAAGTATGGACAGGTTGTAATGCTAATATAGCAGTTTATAGAGACAATACAGTAATTCCTTATGTTGATGATGCAACACAATGGTCAAATTTGACTACAGGAGCATGGTGTCATTATGATAATGATCCAGCAAATGAACCAATTTATGGTAAATTATACAATTGGTATGCTATTGCGGGAGTCCATGACACAGCTTCACTTACTGATCCTTTATTAAGAAAACAATTTGCACCTGCTGGATGGCATATACCAACTAAAGATGAGTTTACTACTTTAACAAATTTTGTAGGAGGGTTGAGTGTAACAGGAACCAAGTTAAAAGAAATAGGTGATTGTCATTGGTTAGGAGGAAGCGGTGCAACTGACGACTATGGTTTTACGGCATTACCAGCAGGATGGAGATTAAGTTATGGACCTTTTAATCTCATAACTACTCATTGTAATTGGTGGAGTTCTACTGAATTTAATGGAACCTTTACTTGGGGTCTTAACTTAAGCAATGGTAGTACCTATGGTAGTATTGCATACATGCCTAAAAAAAGTGGGTTATCGGTTAGATTTGTAGAAGATGCATGTTTTGATTGTATTGCACATGATGTTAATATTGGTACTCAAACTTGGACAGGTTGTAATGCTAATACTAAATTTTATAACAATGGTGATCCCATACCTTATGTTGATAATAATACTACTTGGGTTTCACTAACAACAGGAGCATGGTGTTATTATAACAATGATCCAGCAAGTGAAGCAACGTATGGTTTACTATACAATTGGTTTGCAGCAAACGATGTAAGAGGAATAGCACCAACAGGATGGCATTTACCCTCAGATGCTGAGTGGACTATTTTAACTGACTTTTTAGGAGGTGAAAGTATAGCAGGTGGTAAAATGAAGGAAGTGGGATTGTGTCATTGGAATACCCCAAATACAGATGCAACAAATACATCTTTATTTACTGGTGTTCCTGGTGGATTCCGCAATGACAGTGGGTATTACTACACTATTGGTAGCAGTGCTAACTGGTGGAGTTCTACAGTGCTCAGTACAAATACAGACTTTGCTCAGTACCGTTACTTAACCAATAATAATGGTGCTGCGTACAGAAACGTCAACAATAAAAAAATTGGTTTGTCTCTTAGATTTGTAAAAGATGTATGTTTAGATTGTACAGCAGGTGATGTTGTTATTGATACTCAAACTTGGAGTCGTTGTAACTTAAATGTTTCATCTTATAGAAATGGTGATCTAATTCCTGAGGTAACAGATCCAACTGCATGGGCATCCCTTACAACTGGTGCATGGTGTTGGTATGCAAATGATTCAAACAATGGTATTACGTATGGTAAGTTATATAACTGGCATGCTGTAAATGATGCAAGAGGTTTAGCTCCATTTGGATATCATATTCCTTCAAAAACTGAATGGGATACATTGTCTATTTTTTTAGGTGGAAGTGGTGTTGCTGGTGGTAAAATAAAAGAAACAGGATTTTGTCATTGGATATCACCAAATACAAATGCTGTAAATACTAGTAACTTTCAAGCTTATGGTGCTGGATTGCGTAATAAATTTGGAACTTTTGCTAATTTAAAAGTTACTGGAACATTTTGGAGTACAACATTGCAAAGTGGTTTTAGTGATGCTGCTTGGTTTCAAGAAGTATATAAATTAGATGGTAATTTATATGGAAACTATTATGATAACGTAAGTGGTTTATCTGTTAGAGTAATAAAAGATGCACCAGTTGCACCAGCATGTCCAGATTGTGTAGCTGCTGATATAAACATTGATGGTGTAGTTTGGAATCTTTGCAATACAAATATTACAAAATATAGAGATAACACAGATATACCACAAATAACAAACAATACTGATTGGTATAATGCAACAACTGGAGCATGGTGTTGGTACAATAATGATCCTGCAAATGAAAGTACATATGGTAAACTATATAATTTTTATGCTATCCAAGGAATACATGACGCAGCGTCACTTACGGATCCATCATTGAGAAAACAATTTGCTCCAAGTGGATATCATGTACCAACTGAAGCTGAATTTTTTGCATTAAATACGTATTTAGGAGGTGATGTTGTTTCTGGTGGTGCAATCAAAGAAGTTGGAACATGTCATTGGCAGTACAATAATGGTGCAACAAATAGTAGTCTTTTCACAGCATTACCTGGTGGTGCAAGAGTATATAATGGTGCATTTGACATGTTTAAAACTTCAGGTTACTGGTGGACTTCTTCTGAAAACCCTGTAACTTCAAATCCTAATATGATTGCTTTTACTTTTCAAGTATCAGCAAGTCAACCAGAAATGTATTACTCATATAAACGAAAATCAATTGGTGCTTCAGTTAGATTTATAAAAGATTAAAAACAATAAAAATAATATATTATGGCTCAAGAAAATCAAGCAAGTTCAAACTTTGTAATTGCAGGAACAGGAACAGGTTGTGGAGAATGCAATGGATTATCCCAGTGTGCATCTTGTAATCCTTCAGAATTACCACCATTGGAATCATGCAGTACAGGAACTAAATGTTTAGAAACTGTTTATACAAATTGTGTTGTTTATGATGGACCTACTATTACATGTAGTGGGGCAACAGTCGTTACAACAGGTACTGGATTAACACCTTTGATACAAGATTTGTATGCACGAATGTGTGCAGGTGGGTTTATAGCTCCAACAGGACCAATAGGACCTCCAGGTCCAGCACCAACAATTACTGTAACACCAGCAGTTCTACTTTCAACACCAGCATTGCCACCTATTGTTACAAGTACACAAACTGGTCCAGGAGCATATAACTTTGAATTTAGATTACCTGCTGGACAAAATGGTGTATCACCTAATGTTGTACCTTATAATGTAACAACAGGAGCACCAGGAACATCTGCGTTAGTTACTTTAGATTCATCAAGTACACCAGGTCTAAAACGTTTCAACTTTACAATTCCAAGAGGTGCTGATGGTGTGCAAGGAGATGAGGGTGTTGGTATTGTATCTGGTATTGTAAATGATTCTGGTCACTTAATTGTAACTAAATCTGACGGTACAGTATTTGATGCTGGTTATGTTGTTGGACCAGCTGGTAATGCAGGTGCTGATGGTGATCAAGGTTCTCCTGGATCTAACTCAATCATTTATAAAATGGGTGTAGATGCACCAGGTAATGTTGCTGTTGATGCTTTACAAGCTACATCTGTAACTAAAATAACTGCAAGTAATACATCTAGAGTTGGTTACAATGGTGTTGTGAACCCTACTCTAAGTAACGCAAATGCATGGTTAGAATCTGTAGTTGTTGGTGATAGAATACAATTGTACAATTCTTTAGATAGTACAATTTTTGGCATTTATGATGTTTGGAGAATTTATAACAACTCAACAAATACATCCCATATTTTTGAAGTAAATTTGGTAGGAGGTTCAGGAACATTCACAATGACAAGTGATATATCAGTTTCTTTTAATATAAAAGGTGATAGAGGTTCTGCTGGTAGTAATGGTATTGATGGTGAAAAAGGAGCTGTTGGTCCAAATACTTTAGTATATGAATGTAATTCTAGTACAGTAACAGCACCAGGTAAAGCCGTTTTAAACAATGGGAATTTTGCTCTTGTAAACACATTGATCTTAAATGAAACATCAATGTTAGGATATACAGGAGCTGTTGCAAGTATTGGTAATGCAATTGTATGGTTAAATGCTATTGAAACAAATGCAAGAATACAAATTACAGATGTAAATAATTCTGATGTGTTTGCAATTTTTAGAGTTATTAGTAGTACTCATGTTGCTGATTATCATACGTTTAATGTTGCTGTAATTGCTGCAAGTAATACACTTTCTATTACTGATCAAAACTTTGCAATAAACTATGTTAATCCAGGTTTAAATGGAAACTATATTGTAACAAATTATATAGCACCTGGTTCAGATCCAACTTGTCCTTATGGTGGCGTTCTTATTGAAACACGTTCTGGTGTTGATGATACATTAGTTGATCCACCAGTAAAGATATGTAATCCAAAGAATGGTGATTATGTAAGAGTAACACCTGCACCTACGGGTGATGGTGCACCATGTGTTTATGGTGGTGTATTAATTAAAACATATGATGGAGGAAATGACGCACTTCTTTCTTCTAATGTTGTATGTAATGGACCTGGTGATATTGATGTAACAAGCAATTGTGAATTTATTATTGAAAAAACAAATACAGTTTCTGGTGTAACTTTTGATATATCAAATAATGATTCAGGTTGGTATGATTTATTAGGTTTTGCACATCAGTCAATAGATGCAAATAGACCACAAGTAAGAAGAATTGGTAAAGAATTATATTTTAGAGGTAACATTACTGTTCCACTTGCAAATCCTACTAATGGTGGTACAACTGCAATACATTTTGGAACAGGTGTATATGCTGGATATAGTCCTGCAGATGTTGCTCTTGTAACACCTTATACTGGTACTGGTGGAGTAACTTTAAACCCAAATGGTGGTATATACTTTAATAAAAATAATTCATGCATACCTGCTGCTGTATACTGTGATGGAATTATACCAACATTTTCAAGAGTTGTATTTGGTGGTTCTCCAATCATGCAAAGACCTTTGCTTACAGATGGTGGTGGTGTTACAATAAATGCTACAACAAAAATTATTTCAGGAAATACAGATTATGGTTCTTCCTTAAGTACAGTATGTCAATTGTTTATCATGACTAATAATGTTTTTTATTTAGCAACTGCACAAGATATTGAACAACCTATTAGAGGGGGTGTTGTAAATGATGGTGGTGGAACTCACAGACCTATTATATGTAATGTTAGAGCAGGTGATTATTGTGCTAACTGGAATTCACCTAGTGTATCATTTCACGGAGCAGGTACCTCAACAATAAATAGTCCATTAGATGTTGATATGTCAGGTTTAGGAAAATGGATAGTTACTTGTGATGGTGGTAATTATAATCATCTTGGTGGATTTTCTGTTACCATTGATCATATGAGACTATTATTAGATTAATAAGGTTTGTTGGTTTACCTTTGAACTTACCCCTTTGGTATAATGCTAAAGGGGTTTGTTTTATAAAAAAATTCTTATCTTTACAAACATTTAAAAACAATTTTATGAACAATATTGCAGAAGTGTATCAGAGTCTTCAAAGAAAAAAATCTATTGAAGCAGAAGCTGAAAGATTAGGCATCACAGTTGATGATTATGTTGCAGCCAAGGATCAAATAAGTGAAATTCTTAGAGAGAGAAGAGAAGATATTGCAGATTACATTTCAGATTTAGCAACAGGTTCTGATAAGACTAAGTCAAACATAGACAAGTCTTGTCCAACTAAAGAGTTATTACTATCTAGTAAAGTAATTGAAGTTCATGAAAACGTTGAAGAAGGTACAAGTAAAATTACTGCGTTGTCTTCAACAGAACCAAAATCAGCTGAGGAAATCATCAGTATTCTAAAACTGGACACTACCAAGTGGAAACTTAGTCAATACTGGAATAAAGAAAAACATGATAAATGGTTAGTGTCAGCATTAGTAACAAGAGTAAAAGAAGAGGAAAGAGCAATAGTTGATTTATATCAAATTTTAAGTGACAGAGGTTTACCTGAATTTGAAGCAGTTAAACCAGAAGACTTACAACTTAATAGAGATGCAGATGAACGCGTTTGTGGAGTAATGTCTTTTCAAGATTTACATTTTGGAAAACTAGATAATGATGACATTGCTGAACAAGTATTCAATGCTGCAAAATACCTTATTTCTAAAGCGTATTTGAACTATCATTTAGAAAAAATCATTTTTGTTATTGGAGGAGACATTTTAAACATGGATACTTTTCACGGTACAACTACCAAAGGTACCGTTGTAGAAAATGGTATGACTGCACCTGATGCTTACATTTTAGCATTTGATACAGTTTGTAGAATAGTTAATCTGTTTAAACAATACACAGAAGATTTAGAGATAGTATTTATTCCTGGAAACCATGATAGATTATCATCTTTTCATTTATTACATGCTGTGTCTCAAGCTTTTTATAAAGAAAGATCTATTACATTTAATACTAAGTATGAAGAAAGAAAAGTTCTTCAGTTTGGAGTTAACATGTTTGCCGTTGAACATGGAGATGTAACTGCTAAAAACAATCCACTTGTATATGCTACAGAATTTCCTGAAATATGGGGGCAAACTTTGTATAGAACATTGTATACAGGACACTATCATTATGGTAAAACTAAAGAGTATATTACAGAAAATGGAGAGAATGGTTTTGTAACTAAAATCATACCTGCATTGACTGCTGGTGATTATTATCATCATCATAATAAGTATACAGGATCAAGACGTTCAGCACTTATACACTTACATGATGCAAACAAAGGATTAGTTTCTGAGTTTACATATAGCATTTAACTTTGAAAAGTGCTTATTTTTTAGTAATTTCTTATTGACACCCATGACAGAAATAAAGATACCAGACTTAAATGCCCCAAGATTTAGAAAAGAATCTGAAGGTACTTTAAATAAAGAGTTTATTGCATTGATTAGAAAGGAGTTAGCATCTGTAAAAGATCTTACTGATGATGATATAAAAGATATCATACTCTCTTTTAATGGAAATGTTTGGAAAACTGTGATTGAAAAAAGAGATGGTGTTGAGTTACCAGAACAATTAGGTCATATTTTTATTGGAACATGTCCTGCTAAAAAAAGTAAGAATGTAGATTTTAAAGCTACAACACAACATATGAAAGCTATACAACATAGAAACTGGGAAAGTGATCAGCATTTGGCTAAAATCTTTTTTACAAACTATGGTACAAAGTATAGATTTAAAAATCATGAGTTGTGGGGATTTACTGCAGTAAGACAATTTAAAAGAAATGTTGGTCAAGAGTATCCTAAAAGATGGAAACAGTATATAGAAGTTGATTCAACAAAAAAGATTTCAGCTGTTTACAAAAAGAACGAATACTATATAGGCAAACAAGAAAGAGCAGAAAACAAAATAGACACTTATAACGAATTTGATTTATGACAACAATAGGAGAATCAATATCAAGAGTAAGAAACCAGATTAAGTCAGTTAAGCAAGATGCCTTTCTGACTGATAGTTTTTTATATTCAGTCATAATGAAGCATGCAAAGCTTCTTATGAGAAGACAAGACAACATAAATAAAATCATGAAGTTTTCTTCAGTATTTCAATCTTTGAAATTTGTTGAACTTATTGATGTAGATAAAGCTGATGCGGGTTGTATTTGTATCTATACTGGTTGTACAATAAAAAGAACTAAAGAAAAACTTCCACCAATGATTGAAGGTTACTTTGGTCCATTAATTAGAACTGTTTCTTCTTTAGATATGACAGAAGATTTTACACCAACGTATCCATCTATATATGAAAAAATGGTTAAGCAAAAAACATTTAGATACAACAAGAAAAAGTATTACTGGTATTTAGATGGTCATTTGTATTTTCCTAATGTTGACTGGGATGCTGTAAAAGTTGAAGGTGTTTTTGAAGGAGACATCAGTAAGTATAATTGTGATACAGAAGATGATTGTACATACATCCAAGACAAAAGTATTAATGTACCAGAGTTTTTATTTTCAGAAATTGAACAACTGGTTGCAAGAGATATGGGTGTCATGATGCAAATTCCAAATGATAGTAGTCATGATATGGGAAGTTTAACAAGATAATCTATAGAACATGTTAAAGGAAATACAATACAGAACTTTTGATGACCTGCTAGACAGTGTTAGAATTGATTTAAGAACGTTTGACTTAGAAGGTATGATAGACTCTCAACAACTGCTTAAAGTTGCTATGAGAGTAAATTATGATCTTGGTTTAAAAATCAATCCTTCAAGATCAAAGGTTATAGAAATAGTAAATGGTAAAGGAAGGCTTCCTGCAGATATAGATGTTTTGAATTTTGCATTATTATGTGATGACAAAAATATATTATCTTATCCAATAGAAACAAAATATTCTTACAAAACATATTGTCAAGGAATTCTTGATGGTATTAATATGGCTGATGATGTACTTAGAGCAAATGGAGGTATGATAAACTTATATACACAAACTTTGACAATTGTCCCAGGTGATAATTTGATCAATCATAATCTTAACACAAGAGACTTTATTGTACA